GCATTTTTGCGGGTCCAGGACTTATCCTTTGAAGAAAATACTACGTGGTCATGGCCGTTTTTGGTCAACCACTTAGTCTGTTCGACTGTGAACTTCGTGACACCACAACCTTCGATGCCACGACCCATAATGATTGCAATTTTCATAGTAGGTAATCCTTACAACCTTGTATAATGAAGTTTTCGTATTGCTTATCGTTCAATAACCGATTGAGCGGAGACGGATGAGGAAGAGTATAGTGTTTAACATCAATTCTATCAAGTGCTCTAGATACAAACAAGCCTAACGCTAATATGTTATTATACTCTATACACGCCCGTTGTAAACTTTTAAAATTCACATTTGACATCTTCGGTTTATCATGATAGTCAAACGTATTTATGAAAGAAAAATGAGTTATATTTAGGCGATCCATCCACGATTCAAGCTTGCGGAATGTTGCATTTTGTTTGTTTCCAAGAGTAGGCTTGTGCGAAGGACACATTCCCACAATTAAGATTGGACCCATTGCCATTCTACTCCAGCCTCCGATAGCATTTCAGAAGTAATCTTAAAAGAATTAGTCCAGATATCTGGAACAACATCGTCTGTTAAAATAACGATTCGTTTTACACCGACTTGTATGATACCCTTGGCGCACTCTGAACAAACCGGTAATCCATAAACATACAACGAAGCGCCATCTAACGATACACCGTTGAATGTAGCGTTGAAGATGACGTTCATTTCTGCGTGAACTACCAGCTGATACTTGCGTTCTCGGTTATTATATCTTTCTGAACTATCAAGGATACCACGAGGAAATCCGTTGTATCCTTGTGATAAGATCTGTCCTTTATCACCTACTGCAACAGCACCGATCTTTCGACTTGGGTCTTTACTCCAAGCGGCAATACGCTTAGCGATATCAATGTAACGCTCATCCCACTTTGACAGCGTATCGCTTATCATATTCTTCCTTAGTGATAGTTGTTTCACGAGTCTTTGAGAAGTGATCTACAAGATAAAAGTGGCGCTCGTATACGTGAAGTGAACCTACATTCCAGAAAATCTTACCGCGTTCGTATGGTTTACCACGCTGTTTAAGTGTTTCAATCACTTTATCAAGAACATATGATTGCCAAGCGTAATCATTGCGATAACCAAACACTACATCATTGCTTCGCATCTGGACTAATGCATGAACTTTTCCATCACGAATCATATACTGTACTGCATTAGTACACATGAAGTCGGATCGTCCGTTTTCGTTATGGTCACCCCACATAGTAGGACGAGTATAGATCATGACTGCCCGGCGTGAATCTGGATTATTTTCTAATTCAGTAACTGCGTGGTAGAACTGATCATTGTTTTCCGATGAAAAGATACACCAACCATAATTAGAATTGATGAATCCATCTCTATCAGAGACCTGTTTCCAGATCTGTGGCGTTTCACCCGGGATATCGTTTACATTCAGTGACTGACTACGATACCAATCGAGTTCACGCTGAACATAGCCTTCATTGACAGAACCAAAGATAAGTGGGTCACTAGCAATGAAGGATGCATTCATGATTTCAAGAGTCTTAACTCCTGTCTTGTCAGTGACAAACTTGCTTTCGTTATAAAGACGAGCAAACTCAGTTCGAATATCATGAATCGTAGTGTGAATCATCGGGCAACTCGAAATTTAGATGGAATAAGTTCTGGACTAACTGCGCTACCTTCAAGGCGACGATTGAAGATATCACGATCAGGATGCTGACCATCGATATCGCCACGCATATACGAAACAAGGAATGATGCGTAGTTGATCAGATCAATCGCGGAATCTTCGACCGATTCGAAATTAATCTTACCACCGGCTTCCATAGTTTCAAGAACAGAATACATGCGAAGAAGTTTACCATTCATAGTGTCAAGGATAGTATTAACACCACGTGGATAGTGATCTGCTTGACGTACACGGCTTAGTGGATTCTGATAATCCTGGCCTTTGCGTTCTTGGAGTTCAGCTGCTTCGATAAGTACATTTGCTGATGCGCGGGTGAATTGATTAGTCATAATGTTTCAGAGTCCTTGAATTAGAAAAGTTACGCATAAGTTCTGCAAGTTTTGGTTGTTTAATTTTCTTCAGTACCTTCATTTTTTCAATAGGAAAGCATGCCATGTTACGGCCATCAGACGTAGTGGTACTAAAATATACACGATCAGTGCATTCCCAAATCGTTATTGTATCACTAAGACTATATTCAACGAAAATCAACTTATCAACAGTAAGACACTTACGTAGATTCGTCTGATGTGATTTATTAACAGTGAACGATCCATTTGGATGACGACTTTGTGTTTTGATTTCTACTTTCACACCTCCATCTTCAGTGAGATCTTTCTCTGAATCATACTTATTAGAGGATAGTGTTCCACCAAATACTGCTTGGTAGTATAGTTCACCTAAAGTTCCAAGTGCTTCTTGGTCAGTAATTTTCATGATGAAATCCTATATGTACTACCATTATATCAAAAAGACGAATTATTGTACATTCCTATATGCAAATTCTATAGCCCTAGAAGCCTCAGTATTCATAGGCCTCTTGGCGTAGATGTTTGATGTTTCTCGATCCAAAGCTCTAACTAAGTCAACAATCTCGTATTCGGTAATAGGATAACGCTTCTTTATTGCATTGCACGCGATAGAAGTCATGATCTTATAGATCATTGAGTATCGTCCAGATCCATCTACGTGTGCGATACTCTTATACTCACTAACTAATTTCTGATTGACAAACGGACAGTCTTTATAAGAGCTCCAAGTAATATTAGTTCTATCGCTTTGTTGCTTTCTTTTCTCAATAATATCACGCTGAACTTCAGCTGAAAATCTATCTAAGAAATTCGTCGACTCAGTGTTGACTGCATAAGGATGCTTAGCTAATAGAACATCAACATCAAGATAACTATCTGCGCGATGAGTAAAGATAAAGTTGTAAGCATTAGGGTATTGCGCTGGGACGTAATACATGCGTGATAAGTCTTTAGTTTGCGTGTCTCCAACCATACCGTACTCTGTGTTAAGGGCAAACCAAAAGTGTCTGATTTCGTTAGATTTAACAGCTCGCGTAAGTGGGAAGACCAAGCGAAACTTCGGATGATCGCGAGTAGAGCTAGCAGTTGAATAGCAAATATAATAGCTATCGCTGTATAACCGAGCCAGTTCATTTTCTAGATCACCTTCGAATTTATGATTGTCAACGTCCAATGCTGCCCAACCGGCCCATTCAATTACATTGGTATTTGCTCTAGTAGTGTTTTGAGTATATATAGCGGGAGAAATTAATGGAGAAGCTTTCTTTGTAAACTCTCCACGTTTTGCTTTATATCCGGGAAGAGTCGACAAATGATAAAGCGATTTTTCAAACTTATCAAATGAATCGAAGTCGACCCTCGTATCTGTCTTATTATCGAAAATCGACTTAAAGACTGTAAGCGAAATCATCAGTGATGCTTCCTCATAATATGTTGTTTCAAATTTCCAGCATCCATCGTAATACCACAATGAGGACATTCAAATTTAGGCACAAAGCGCTTTGGCTTTCTCATCTTTTTCTTAGTTTCTTCCGAATGAAGTTTTCCATAAAACCCATTATTTTCACCTGAAAAATCAATAGAAGCAAACGGACTTACTAATTGGCCGTTCTCATATTTCTTTTTGAGAGTTTCCGAAATACGTTTCTTAGTTTCATCATTATGAGTTTTACTATACATTGGATGATTAACACCCAATGTATCTCTACCAAAACAACCAGTAGGAGAAGCAAGTGACATATTCATATAATCATCAGATTTCACAACATCATATTTAAGATGCAATCTAAGTTCTTCTAGTATAGCTTCTTCATGTGAAGAATGTAGTGATAAAATTCTAGTCTTAAACAAATGTTTATTTTCTGCTTGTTCTTCTAAGAAAATATTTTTATATTTCTTAGACTTTACGCTTCCATTGTAACCCTGATGAATACGTTCTACTTTAGTAGAACCAATATATCTTCTCGGAAGTTTATTTCCAAAATACACCGTTAAATAGACACAGTACATAATCCTAATCCTTTTAGTTAGTATATTTTATTTATACATTCTAAGTGGATTAGGATCAATAATTGATAATTAATCTTCAGATTTTAATGGAAGATTTACTTTAGAAAGGAGACCGACGTTATCTTGATGACTAGGTGCTAGCCATCCATCAGGTTTAATCAAATCTGGAAGACCTAATTTGTTAGGACGAGAAGCTTTAATTCCAACTTTCTTCTCCATGTTCTTTTCGTAAACTCGGTCCCATGCAGTATATACGTTAACATCATATGTATCTAGAGTTCCAATAGCAACAACACAGATGTCGATTAAAGCATCAACCACATCATCTGCATTTGTTGCATTCTTTAATTCATCTAGTTCTTCCTGAAGAAAGTCAATTCGAAACTTTAGAAATGCTGCGAGTTTATCTTTATCGAAGTTTCTAACAACAGGATTTACACCGTATTTCTGGTGCATATCCGCGATATCTTGTACCCAATTTGTAGACATTATATTCTCCTTTATGTAGTATTATACCACACAT